CAGAGCGCGAGACAATGAAAAGAGCCGCCTGATGTCAATTGACGTAAATATTGGATCCAGACTTGATGCTAAAGGTTTTAAGGAAGCAGAAACTGCTTTAGGCAAACTAAATGGAACTGCCAAGAAATTAGCAGGCGCACTAGGTGTTGCTTTTGGTGCCAGAGCTATTGCCATGTACGGCAAGAACGCAGTCAAGGCTTTTGCAGCCGATGAAAAGGCTGCTAAGTCTCTAAGTCTTACTCTCAAAAATTTAGGGCTGCAATATGCTGACCCACAGGCTAAAAGTTTCATTTCAGACTTAGAAAAGCAATACGGAGTACTTGATGATCAACTCCGACCAGCATTTCAGAAACTTATTACCACCACACAAGATTTCGCTACATCACAAAATTTATTGAAAACTGCTCTTGATCTTTCTGCGATGTCAGGTCTCGATGTTGAAACTGTCGCTTCCGATTTAAGCAAGGCTTACACTGGAAATACTAAAGGACTCCAGAAGTATGGCTTAGGTATTGACAAAGCTACACTTTCTACAATGTCCTTTAATGACATCCTCAAGGTTATTTCTAAGCAATCTGCTGGACAAGCAGAAGAAGCAGCCAATGGTGTTTCTGGAGCTCTGGATCGCCTTAATGTGGCTGCCGCTAATGCTTCTGAGTCAATCGGTAAGGATTTAGTTACAGCGTTCACCACACTAGGTGGAGAAGGTGGCTTGCCTAAGACACTTGGTTTGATTGAATCTTTTGCTAGTGGAATTGGTGATGCTGTAATTGGAATTAGCCGCTTAGTGCAAGCAGCTAATATTATTACTAGCAGCACAAACCCGATTCAGATGTTTAAGCGTTTGGCTGCATTTCAGAAAGAATATCGCGCAGCTGATGCTAAAGAGCAAAAAGATGCAGAAATCGCAGCCCGTAGGTATGGCGGGATCTATGCAGACATATACAACGCTCAAAAGAAGATTGTCACTCAAAAGAAGATTCTTACAGCAGCAGAATTAAAGGCATTACAAGCCGCTAAATTAAAGTTGGCTATTGACAAAGCCAATCTTGCTTTAGGTAAAGCTGGCGATGTTTTCGACATGGACAAGATTCAGATCGCGGCTGCTCTTACCAACCAGGCTGAACAATTGGGCAAAGCAACCACTAGCACACAGGTTCTCCAAATTGCTAACGATGTAGCTCGCTTAAAAGTCAAGCAGGATATCTTAGCCCTTGAGGATGCCATTGCTTCGGGTGATCAAAAAGCAATTGAAGCTGCAACAGCAAAACTTAATGCAGACATGAAGATCCTTGCCGTCATGACTGGACAAAAGGCAACGATTACAACAATCGAATCTATCCTTGCCAGCCTCAAGCCTAAAGATTTAATCGACCAAAAGAACCTAGATGAGGCTTTAGCCAAGATTGCAGAAATGCTTAAAGCATTGGGCGGTTTTAAGTTTCCTTCAGCAACCGCTCCGACTAATGGTGCAGGCGGTGGAGGTGGCGGTGGAGGTGGCGGTGGAGGATATATAGGTACATCTCCAAACAGCATCAATACAACACCCAGCACGACTGTTTATCCAAACAATACTGGATATCCTAATTATGGTATGCAGACAACTAGTCTTGCGACTTTAACAAATACGCCTTTTAATAATGGTTTATTCAATCTTGAAGATGTAGCACGATCATCTTTATTGGCTGGTTTAACAGGTGGAGCAGGAGTCGCTGGAGCTGTAAGCGGTTCTCGTTATGCGGCTCAAGCTGCTAACCAATATAACATTACAATTCAAGCGGGCATTGGCGATCCAAACGCCATTGCAGATGCAGTAAATCAAGTTCTTCAAGATGCAGTAGATCGTGGCACTCTAAGAGGTGGCTCTTACTAATGGCATGGCTTCCAGAATGGCGTGTGACCGTAGGTGACAATGTTTATACATCTGTCACTTCTGTCTCCTATTCAACTGGTCGAACAGATATCGACCGCCAAGCCACTGCTGGTTACTGCCAAGTAGAAATCGTTAATACAACTGGTGCGCCATTCACCATCAATGTAACTGAAAACATCACTTTAGAGCTTAAAGACTCAACTGGCACTTACATCACAGTTTTTGGAGGAGAAGTATCAGATTTCTCCATCGGAGTTCGAAGCCCTAACGAGTCCGGCTTTATCACTACTGGTACAGTCTTAGGAATTGGCAGCCTTGCTAAACTCACAAAGGCTGTATATAACACAGCAATAGCAGAAGGCTTGGATGGTGCTCAAATTGCAGCCATTCTTTCAGGAGCACTCAACCTTAACTGGAATGAAGTAACTCCAACTACGACTTGGGATACCTACCCAGCCACTACCACTTGGGACAATGCTGAGTCCTATATCGGTACAGTCGATTCTGGCTTCTATACAATGATCGCGTTAGCAGCTTCCACAACTGCCAAGTCTCAGACCTTGACAGACCAGATTGCTAATTCTGGCTTGGGTCAGGTTTATGAGAATCGTTATGGCAATGTCTGCTTTGATGATGCAGACCATCGATCCAACTATCTTGCAGCCAATGGCTATACATTCTTGGACGCTGACTACGCAGTTCCAACAAGCATCAAATCGACCACAGCCGTAAGCCGTATCCGTAACAGCCTTATCTACAAATATGCCACAGGCTATGCCAGCGTATACAGTACCTCTGATTCCGATTCTATTGCTCTTTACGGCACTTATGAGCGATCCATCGAGTCAAACATCAAGAACCTATCTGACATTACGGATATCGCTACACGCCAGTTAAATCTTCGTAGGTCGCCTCGTAATCAGCTTGAGGCTATTACCTTCAGATTATCTAACCCAGACATGCCGTCCTCAATGCTCAATAGCCTTATTGGGGTCTTTTTTGGCCAGCCAGTTTTGATCAGCAATCTGCCGTCTAACCTTCTTGGTGGCACATTCGATGGCTTTGTTGAGAATATCTCAATGAGGGCCACTCCGACTTATGTCGATTTAACTTTATATGTCACAGCTACAGATCTATCTCTCAGCACGACACAATGGGACACAGTAGTCCCTAGCACTATAACATGGGCGACCACAAATGCTACACTTACTTGGAACAATGCGATCGGAGCACTTAACTAAATGGCAACAAGTCCTAATTACGGCTGGCTAGAGCCAGATAACACAGATCTAGTCAAGAATGGTGCTCTGGCTATTCGTACGCTGGGCAATGCCATCGATACCACAATGGCGACAATGACTCCTAAGTCCACAGTTACTACAAAGGGTGATCTTGTCGCAGCAACAGCAGCTTCTACACCTGCCCGCCTAGCGGTAGGCAATAACGGCGAAACACTTGTAGCAGATAGTTCCACTTCGACAGGTTTGCGCTATCAGGCAAACTTTGCAGCGGGTAAAAATGCAATAATTAACGGAGATTGTCGCGTAGCACAAAGAGGCTCATCCGTTATTAACGCTTCTACTGGTTACTTTTACGGAGCTGTTGATAGATTTCAAGGTTACTCATACGCGAATAATACTTGTACAGTTTCTCAGCAAGCATTTACCGCTGGTGCTGCTCCTGTTGCTGGTTATGAAGCACCATTTTTCGTTAGAATTTCCAGCACAAGCACCGCTTCATTTTTAAGTTATCGTGTTGAGGATGCTCGTACTTTTGCTAATACTGCAACGACTTTCTCTTTTTGGGCTAAATCTGCATCTGCTCAAACTATCCAAATTGGAGCATCTCAAAACTTTGGTTCGGGCGGATCTGCCACAGTTTCAATTTTGTCAGCAACAAATGTAGCCATAACAACATCCTGGGCAAGATACTCAGTTACTTTTACTCCAGCAAGTATTTCAGGTAAAACAGTTGGAACAAGTTCTTATGTAGTTTTTGAGTGGGTTGGTGCAGCAAGCAATAATCTTGACATTTGGGGCGTTCAATGGGAAGCCTCGAATACTGCAACCGCTTTCCAAACTGCAACAGGAACAATCCAAGGAGAATTAGCCGCTTGTAAAAGATATTACCAAGTAAAAAATACTACCGCTTCAGGCGCGTGGGCAATCGGTCAAGCAAATACAACCATAGGCGCAATCGCACCTATTCAATTTGAAGCACAAATGCGTGTGGCTCCTACTATTGTTTTAGGAACTGCCGGCAAAGCATCTGGTCAAAGTTCATTTTTAACAGCAGCGGCAGCATTTCCGACAACTGTCGGAACGCATAGCGTTGTTGGTTTTTCAACTTATGGCTTTGAACTAGATGGTGGATCATATGGGGCTTCAACTTTTGTTGCTGGAAATGCAACTTTGTTATACGCAAATGATGTTCAAACAGTCTATACAGCAAGCGCGGAGTTATAAAAATGAAATATACTTATGAGGAAATTATCAACAAAACATTGACTGGAACTTCAACAATTATTAAGCGCACGGATGAAAATGGTTTAATTGCTTGGATACCAACAGACCCAGCAAACTCAGATTATCAACGCTATCTGAACCCTGAAGCGGAACAATCCACACCACCCGTGATAGAGTAATTGCTATGGAACGCGAAATAGTTATTACTTACCACAACGATTATTGCCCTATTGCTACAGGTGAGGAAATCGGCAATGCTTATTGTGCTTGCCCATACATCGAGGATCAGATTAAAAGACTTGCTCGCTTGGTATTAAACCTTTGCGAGTGCGACTCGTCTATTCCTGAGATGAAATGTGAGTACGACATAGCCGCTGGCATTATTTCTAATGAACTAATGCAGGGGCAACAATCCACACCAATTCTGTCGGATGAAGCCAAGACTAAGTAAAGCTGCGATCCAATTAAGGGAGCAAGTCGATGACTCATTCCCAGATCGTGACCGCACATCGGATGGCTGGATTGGTGATACCCGACACGCTGCTCGGGTGTCTGATCATAATCCTGATGAGCAGGGCTGGGTTCGTGCCATTGATGTCGATCGTGACTTATTCAAGTCCAGCAAGCCAGACATCATGGGCGATCTTGCAGATCAGCTTCGTGCCTTATCAAAGTCAAAATCGGACAAGCGTATTGCTTACATCATTTTCGATGGACAAATCTGCTCCAGCATCCTTAACTGGAAATGGCGTAAATACACGGGGGCTAACAAACACAATCACCACATGCATGTCAGCTTTAAGAAAGAAGCTGATAATGATGGGTCTTTTTTTCAAGTACCTATGTTAGGCGGAGAATAATGGAAGATCTAAAGAAAGTCCTTGGCACTTACTCACGCGCATTTCTTGCATCTGTGCTAACTCTGGCAATCTCTGGAGTTACAGATCCAAAGGCTTTACTAGCTGCTGGTCTTGCTAGTGTGTTGCCACCGATCCTACGCTGGATAGATCCAAAGGACACGGAGTACGGAAAGAAGTGACACAACAAGACTTCTTTACTCTCTACATAGCAACCATCGGCATCATCGGTGGCTTGGCTGGCTATGTCATTACACATCTGCTATCTGAGATCAAGCGACTCAATCAGCGTGTCGATGAGATCTATAACATCTTACTAGAGCGATAATTTTCTCATGGCAAGAAAAGCGACTAAGTCTTTAGAGGAGCAAGGTTACTCCAAATTAGATGCTTACTGCATTGGACTTTATGAATACTTTTGCAGCTTAAAGCGAGCAGGTTTTGCAGAGGACATTGCGATGTTCATGATTACTGAGCCCCAAGCCTATCCTCACTGGATCTTGCCAGATGCCATTCCGCCAGAGAAGTTCGGCGATTATGAAGATGAGGATGATGACTACTAAAAAGCGATACTTGGTGATCTCGGATCTACAGAT